ATGTTAGATTCATTAACTCAAGAACAAAAATATACGATAGCTAAATTTTATAAATTATACATGGAACGTTCTAATGAAGGGCAATCTGAAAGTGAAGCGAATTATTTTGGAGATAGTATAAAAGCACAAGATGATTATTTCTGTGATCGTGAATACGATGATTTTTTAGAGAATTGTAAAGTTCTAATCGATCATGGTTATCTTGAAGGACAACTTACAGCAGATAGAATTGATGACATTACCGTTACTAACAAAGCTTTTACCGAAATAGAGCAAAGTTTTAAATAGTTAAACTGCTGTGCCTAGGACATAAGTGAAATAATGATGCGAATTTTCAAATTCGTAGTAGCTGACTGAACTGAAAAGGTGCTTAAAATCAAGCTTTTTCAGTTGTAGTCATCCTTGCGAGTGAGGCCCAAGCAAAGAGAATTTCATTAAGAAATTCTACAAGCAAAGCAAGTTGGGAGTGGGACGATGAATTTAAAAAAATTCTATCCTACTCCCAGTTTTATTTTTACGAAAAGGTGAATATATGACTAACTGGAAAATAAATAATCAATCACAAAGACATTTGATGATTCAAGAACATGCGAATGAAATATCTATTGTTGAACCTTATCATAATGGATCTTTCAAAATATTAGCTGAAATTAACTTAAATCAAACATCAAACGAGGCACAACTTAACGATGAAAACTTATATGTTTCAGTAAGTAAAGAGCATAAAGAGATTAACATTTTCGATAAGGAGAAATAGCTTGATTAATTATACGTTTACACAACTGTTTTTAAATAGTAATTAGATGTTAATTACAAGGTAATATGTATTATATTATATGTGTAGTACAATACAATTAATGATGTAAATTTAATGGAGGTAGCGTATGGAGAAACTGTTGTTCTATACAGGCACGGTATTACTAATTATTGCGATTATATTAATCTTGTTCGCTATTGTGGCAGTATTTAAAAATAAGAATTACTTTAAATATTTTGCGATGGCAATTACGATTATTCTACTAAGCATGCTTGCTTTAGGCATTCATAAAATGATTGAAAGTAATAATCCATCTGAAAATCAAGCAACTCAATCTAAAGATAAGCAATCTAAAGAGGATAAATCATCTAAAGATAAAAAGAAAAAAGACAAAAAAGATGACGACAAAGATGATAATAATGTTACTCAAGAAGAACAAAATCGTTCTGAAGAAACATCAACTAATGAAGAATTAAATACTCAAGAACAACAAAGCTCACAACAAGAGCAACCAACAACTGAAGAATCAACTAACGAAGCACCTTCTACTCAACAAGATACTACACAAGATAATACTGTAAACAATCAAAATAATACTTCTTCTAATACTAATCAAAATGCGAATCAAGTTGATGACACAAATCAAAACTATAATCAAAACAATAGAAATAGTAATGACAATGGAGATAATAGCGGTTCGAACGAAAATGTTTCTACAGAGAATAGTTCAAGTACTGAAAATCAGTCTAATGAAAATCAAACACAGACATATTCAGAAAATAGCTCCGCTGAACAATCTGACAATGGAGAAGCAACAACTGAGACTAATACAGATGAATCAAATAATAGTGCAAACTAATTAGTGTAATCAATATATAAACTAATTAATTCAATTACTTTACCGGGATAATCAACTTTTCGACTTATCCCGGTATTTTTTAATTTAAATTATCAAATATTATTAACTGTTGAATTTTTAGAAAAGTGTGACATACTTATAGTAATAATATTTATATCAATTAGATATTAAATATAATTAAATAAAGGGTGACACTTATGAAGAAAGTAGCTTTTGTACTACTCTCAAGTTTTTTACTATTAGGGGCATGTGGTAACAATGATGATTCAGTAGATAATGTTAAAAAAAGTTCTCACAAAAAAGACAACCCTAAGGCTCATAAAGATAAAGGCGAATCAGATCGTACAGATGGTAAAAAAATCAACGATAACTAATAGCAAAACAAGCATTTACATGTTTCTTTAATTGAAACGTAAATGCTTGTTTTTTCTGCAATATTACTAGTTCAAAACATAAAATTACTTTCACTTCTTATCCGATTCAAACAGCTTTATTGCATCTTTAAATAAATCTTTACTTCCTAGCCATGTAGAAAGAGATGACATCGTAAAACTAATCGCTTTCGTTAATAATTCCATATTTCAATAGCTCCTATACTAACGAGTTGTCTTAGTTCATCATGCTGACTTTTGTATGCTTACTATATATATACCACATTGAAATTGGATGTAACATCATTGAAGCGTGGTACAGAATTTGAAATCCTTTGTAACCCCAGCTTTCTTTGCTTGTGGAATTTCTTTTCGAAATTCTCTTTGCTGGGGCCCTGACTGTACTGAGAAAAGCTTAATTTAAGTGTCTTATCAATTCAATGAGCTACTGTAAATTTGCCAAATAGCATTATCATATTATTTATGTTCAAGAATCTTTAAAAAGCGTTAGAACCTTTCGTTCTAACGCTTCGTCTACATTTATTGAAATTTACATTTCAATTCCGATAATCAATGTACTTGTTTGAAAGTCCACGCACGACCGTTAACTAAAAAAAGAACAAGTCCTACTTGCTCTCTTTCCTAAGTTATTTAAAACTTATTCTTAGCTATGCAATGTATTTCGGTTTATAACGTCCACGCATTGTCATTGACATTTATATTATAATATTTTTATTAAATATATCAAAGCTAATAAATGTAATATAATTTAGTTGTACTCATCCAATATATTTTGGATATGACTATGTTGCTTATCAAAAACGCTTAGTCCATGATTTAAATAGCTTGTTGTTCTGAAATTTCACATTATACATCGTGTATCTATTAATAGAATTTACGATATCATTTACAATCTTTGTATTAACATGCGATCTTAATAATTCGTCTATCTCTATTTTACATTCATTATAAATTGTAGTGATATCAATCACATTTTGTACGTCTAATAGTTTTGTTATTTTCACTCTGCATTCAGCAATTAACATCTTATCTGCCTTTTCTTTGGCCATAATTTTTCTTTTTTGACTATTACGTGCTTCAGCCTCTTTTAATAATTGCTGTCGTTTTAACTCTCGCTCTTTTCTCAATGCTTCTTGTTCTTTTTCTCTTTGAATGCGTCTTTTTCGTTCTAGTTCTTCTATATACGCAAGATATTTCTTTCTATGAAAATAATCAATCAAAGCAAAGACTTTCTGTTCGATGTTAGTGGGCAAAGCCATACTATACTTTTTAAAATCATTAATTAATTCAATATTCTTTCTCGTAATAGGCTTTGATGAATTCGAATTAAAATCTTTCACATCTAACTCAGAGATCGTAGTCCACTCTTTATACATGTTTATAACTTTAAAATGATGCTCTGAATCATTCATTAATTTCTCATGATTTAAGAGTATATCATCCAACCAATCATCTAACAGAAATATACTCTTTCTAACCTGATATGCAATACGATTTGGAATGCCACTATGTTCTTTAAAATGTTCAATCCCAAGTTTCATAATTGTGTCTTTTGACTTTGATCGAAGTATATATTGATACTTTAATTCTTTTCCGCATTCACAATATAACGGCGTATCATTACAACACGTTCGGTAATTTTCATTTACTTTAAAGTCGATAAGTTCCCACTCTTCTGAATAGCGATACATATCATTGATTAATATATTCTTTTTTCTGTATTTATAATACTTAAACAGTATTTCTCTTTGGTTCTCAGTTAATTGACTGATTAAAGCATGTCTATGTTTCTCGTTATTCACATATCTCAAATAACCACCTCTTCTACTTAAAAGGTTAACTTTAGTTCATTACACATTAATGTGATGGTTTGATTTTCTATGTTTGCATATGTAAAAAAGAGATATGACTAATCACTCATTAATCATATCTCTTTATCAACACTATGATATTCAATTATAATGCCTAGTCTCATAGCAGACGGCTACTACTGTACATGATTTTGTTTTTTAAAGTCCACGCATGGTCGTTGACTTAATTATATTATAATATTTTTATATAATAAATACAACATTTATATGTATTAACCTAGAAACGTTTAAATACAAAACAAAAAACCTATAACCACAAGGGTTATAGGCTATATAGTGGAGACGGCGGGATAATTTTAATTTTAGAATAAGCATGAAAAAGGCTTAGATATAGCATTCATCGCACATTTTCATTAGAACAAAACAGAATAAAATGGAACTATTTTGACACGTGCTTGACACTTTTGACACAAAAACAACCGTATCGAAATCGAGGCGGTTAAAATAAAAAAAGACCGCACCAATTAAGGTGCGGTTAAATAAATAATTTTGCTAGAAGTCCTGCTATTGCAACTATTAAACTAGTCCCTGAAAGCGTCCAAGTAATTATGGACTTTTTATCTTCTTTACGTTCTTTTCTGAAACTCTCCATTTGTTCATTCAATGCTAATTGCAATTTGTCGCTCAATCTGTTTGGGATATCATCTATCTTAGATTCTAAACTTTTAAATCTATCGTCTATCCTTTTTTCAAATTGTTCAAATTCTTTTCTTTCAATATATTCAGACATTTTATACACCTCTTCATAAGTAGAATTTGAATTTGGGTTAAATTCGTAACTACCACTTGCCTTTTTCAGTTGTTTTGAATCAATAACTGTTCTTTCTTCCTTATGTTGCAATTTAAATTGTTTCGGTCTGCTAACTTTTTTATTACCCATGATTAAGACACCAAATTCACATTAAAATTAGATTGAGCTTCGGCATCATCTATAGACAATTTGATAGTATAAATCCCTTCTTTTTGGAATTTAAAATTATTGAAATTTGCATTTGATTCAAACACATTATTAAATTTTTTGTCTGGATTATCTTCAATTAATCTTTGATGATCAATTTCAACGTTGATATCAAAAATTATTTTTTGCTCTGGATCTATAATTTGGAAATTCAATTTATACTGTCTATGTTCTTCTAAATTAATTATCCCAAAAGATACATTAAAAGAAAAGTTATTTGGCAAAGCTTCTAAATCAATAAAGGATAAAGGTTTATCAATTACTAAATCTCCTTGGGAATTATTAAACACACCAAGAGAAGGAACTACCCATGCAATGTTAACCATTTTCTTATTCTCCTTTTAATATATTTAACATAATTAAATATATAATAAACAACTTATTTAAAAAGGAATAGACCGAACAAAATAGCGAACATAAAAAAAACCACGCTCATAAGAACGTGGTTTGTGTTTTATTCAAAATATCCAATTTCTGCAGCAACTTCTGTTAAACTTTCTTTGCCTTTCAATACATCTTTAATATAGCTTTCTGCATCTTCTTTATTTACAAAGAATACGCTCTCGATATAAGTTTCTTCCTGTTGATCTTTTTCTAACCATTTATCATAAAATAACTTCATATCTTCTTTTTCTAATTTATCGTGATAAGGAACTTCGTAAGTTTTGCTTGTAGCAACCTCATATAATGCACAAACTTTATAATCAACTTCTGAAAGTGTGGCAAATTCTACGTTATACTTGTAATCTCCCTCAATATCGATAAAGTATTGACCTAAACTTTCCACTAATTCAACTTCGCCTAATACTACATCTTCAATCATTTTGCTATTCAATTCGTTCATTTTTTCTATCTCCTTTTGATAATTATATAGTAATTCAGCGTTTTTTAGTGATATATTGTCTAAATTACGTTTGCCACTTCTTAAATTACTAATAACACTTTCACCAATACCTGTTTTCTTTGCAATTCTATAACCTGTAACTTCGCTTTTTAATAATTCTTCGATTTGTTTTCTCATTGTAATAACCGCCTTTGTTTTAATTTATATACTTATAATAATTTAAGTATTATATATTGTCAATACTTTTACTTAAATTTATTTAAGCATTTTATAACAGGCACAAAAAAAGAGGGACAAGCGCCGTTATGCTTATCCCTACGAACTAATAGTGAAATGTCATCTGAGTGTATTATATCATATTAATACCAACTAATCTTGCCATACAACTCTTTAGTTTCTGATTTAATACGTTGCTTTTTATCGTGTATTCTACAAAGCGCTACATAAAAGTATTCACCTTTGTTATCAAATTTAAAACGACACCACCAGTAACCGTCCTTTTTGATAATTTGGTCAAAGTCTGTATAATCTCCTGCTTCGAACCATTGTTTACTATTTAACACAGTGCCGGTTAGTCCTGGTTTTTTCCGTACCTTCATTAGAGTTGTAAAATGAATATGTCCTTTCCAATTCCAAGTAGTGTTTTTAGGTTTACTTTGTTTTGCATCGATTTGCCTACCGTGAATAGCCTCTGCAATTCGTTTAGTAAAGCTATCTAAGTGATCATTGATGTAATTCATATCCTTTTTAGATGTGATGAAACCTAATTCAACTAATCGATAGTTAAGATTTAATTTACCGGCTACATTTGCATTTAGTAAATCATTACGTGCTGTTACTCCTCTGATTTTACCAACCGTTTTGTCTAATGCACTACTGATTGCTTTATCAATATTATCAGCCGGGTATTGATTGTTAATAATCACATGCCCACCACTTACGCTAGCCCCTGCTGCATCTAAATGGAACTCCACGATTACATCTGGTTTAACGTTATATTTAACCCAATATAAGCCATAATCAGTATAGTTACCAACTCGTTGACCGTACTTAGTATCTTGATATAAATCTTGCTTCATTGTTGAACCACCGTATAAAACAACGTTGTGTCCTGCTTTTTCAAGATACTTTTTAACTTTAGGTATGATATTTTTTCGGTTAAAATCACGCTCATTATAACCATTCGCTACTGCACCTGGGTCATTTGAATAAGCACCTTTACCATGACCTGCGACGAGTAATATTTTCTTACCTTTCTTAGCTTTCGCTTTCTTAACCGGCTTAGCTTTGCTTTTGATTTTGTTTTTAGTCGTTTCTTTAGCGTAGAACGGTCTAATAAACCACATAGGGAAGTCATAGCCATGTGTACGTCGTGTCGTTACTTCTGGTGGCGTCCAGTAAGCACCACCAACCCAATTCTGTTCCAGTACAGTTATAGAATTTAAAGTAGCCGATAAAACAATAGCAACATGACCGTAACCTTGCCCGTAATTACGGTTGAAAATAACTAAATCGCCTGGTTGTGCTTGGAAAGAAAGTGTATTCTCATATACCGTAGCTTCGCCTTTAAAATTATTCCATGTGGGTATATCTGCTGCACCTACACCCTTTAAAGTGTGATTGAACAGATACAACCACCATTGGTTAGCTAAATCAAAGCACTGAAATCCATAGCTTCGGTCCGGGTTGTAAGCATTACCTTCCATTGATTTTAAATACTTAATAGCATCTTTATATGTCCTTTTACTCGTCATTTAATCATCTCCTAAAGGCGAACCAGTACCACCAGTCACACCAGCTTTAGATTTATTGATTTCTTTTTGACCTTTATGTGCATGTTGAGTAAAGTTGTTATTTTTCCACCAAGCTAAAAGCGATACTACACCAGTAATCACTGTGCTTATCGTCATTTCATCTACTGGAATAGGTGAAATTTTATTCATAGCTAAAATTTGATTTATCCACGCTAATGCTAAAGCAATTGTACGTGCTATTGAACCTGCATCTGTTTTCATCTACATTCCTCCAAAATAAAAAGCCGACCTAAAAAGGTCAGCTTAGAATATTAATTATTACCTACTAATCCAAGTTCTCGAAGTGCTACTATAACCGCATTTAGCTGTTTAACTACATCTTCTTGAGTAGCACTCGATGCTATTGTGCCGATTTTTGCTGGTTGTGCAATAGGTGTTGCACCATAAAACCCTATTTTTTGTACTGGCGCTGTACCTATTCTCGAACCCGTACCAGCCCCAAAACTTAAATTTTTACCTTCTGCTAGCATCATTCCACTTGCAATCATTCTTACAGTAGCAACTCCTTTAGAAACAAATTGAATTTGTCCGTCTGCTATTCTATAAAAACCTGTTGTGGGATCTTTAGTAAAAGCATATGAAGGTGTGTTATATGTGCCATCATCATACAAAATTTTAGAAGAATAACCACCACAATATACATAAAGTGTGTCTGTCGTACTATCAACAAACTTTTTGTAAGAAGTAGTATCTTCGTCATAAGTCACATTAAACATTTTAGTACGTTGTGCTTTTATGATGCTAGGTTGATAAACATTATCGATTTGAATATCTTGGAATATGTTATCTTTTCCGTTATATGTTTCGTAATTTTGTCCTTGACTGTTAGATGTACAACTGAAACCTGTACGAGGTCCTGAAATCTTACAGTTTTTGGCAACGTTTCTAACGCCTCCAACCATAGCAAAACCTAAGTTGTCATATAGTCTATCTTGTCGTGTGAACAAACCGTCTAATACACAATCATAGTTTGGAGCATCCCACTCTAAACCTACGGATGTTCTATCATCAAAATACACGCCAGTCCACATTTTACCTATTGCTGTAACGTTAGAATATTTACAACGTCTGTTTGCTCTAAATAACCAACCACCTGAACCAAATGAATTTTCTACCACAGAACAATCAATAAATACTGGGTTTTGAATCAATAAATCAAAATTACCATTACGTGCCATAATACCTGATTCTCCGTTTTGAACAGTAACATTTTCTATCAATCCGTATCTAGTTAATTCAAATTTAATAGGATGGACTTCAGTAGGCGCTCCACCTCTAACTCTATTGCCATCAAATTTAATATTTTGAATTTTAGGATTAATAACACCGTAAGTAACATCTGTATCTGTTAATGATAAAGGTATTTTGTCGGTAACGGTAACTGTATTCCCGTTAATTTCGGAAACTTCAGTATAAAATCTCATTGCAGTGCCAACAGTTACTCCATTTGTGTGTGCAACTGGTGTTGTACCAAATAAGCCTCGTACTACGCCTGTTAATTCATTATTTGTAATACCAGAATAAGATATGATTTCATTTTCAATAAAAAGGTGGCCTGAACCGATAAAGCCGTAGCTATCACTTAGTTTAATTCCAGTTGTTTGTTTTGCGTCTATGTCATCAGTTAAAGTTGTCTTTTGACTGTAATGTACACCACCAGCACCTCTAATAGCTATTACTGCACCTTTTAAAAGACCAGTAGTATCAGATAAAGTTAAACTCATCATATCATCATTAACAGTTGCTTTAGTATTATAAGTTTTCGATTTTATAATATCAGGTGCTACTCCATCAGGACTTTTAAAAGTAACACCATCACTATTAATAACTACATTGCTTGATATTTCTAAACCTTTAACAACATAGACTCCTGGACTTAATGAAACAGTACCTCCCCCAAGTGCGTTAGCTTTATCAATTGCTTTTTGTATAGCTTCTTTATTCGTATTCCAGTCAGCATTAGGACTTGCGCCGAAATCTTCTGCATTGATAAATGTAGATTGACCCGGTTCTCCTTTTAAACCATCTAATTGCTCTGGAGTGAAATCTTCATATGTGAAAGTATCACCTTTATCACCTTTAGGACCTTTAAATCTATCTGCATTTTCAAACAAATAACTTCTTAAACTATTTTCTAAATTAGTTTTATATCTAGTATCTAATAGTTTTTGAGCGTCTTGCGACAGAACTCTTGCTACTGCTTCGTCTACGATAGGAGTATTTACGACACGTCTAACTCTTGAAGTTAATCCATTATCGTCAATATAAAAGTAAAATTGTGCAACTTCTACTCCTTCATCTTCTTTATTTGTATCAGTTAGTAAATAAACACTTGCCTCAACTTTACCGATATGGAGTAAAATATCGCTTGGGATATTATATTGAATCAATCCAGCATCTGCTTCAACAATTTCCATTGGTTCCCTAGTAAAAATCGATCCATCTTCCATCATAAGATCGATATATGGAGTAAGTCCTTTATTTCTTAAATCGAAAATATCGTAAATTGTTTCATTTGCATACTCAATTTTTTTCTTTAGGAATAGTCTGAAAGAAGTCGTATTAATATCTTTAGTGTAAAAAACAACATCAATGTTCCCCAAATTGACGCCACGTTCATTAATTACTGCTTCAATATCTCTATTTTTATAAATCATTTTGACACCTCTTCCATAAAATTAGGACTACATGCTGTCAGCACATAGTCCTGTAAATTAAGATTTATATCTATCTCGTATAAAATATTCACCTTTCATGCCGATTTGTGAATACAAGTTATAGATAGTGTTTGCTTGATGCTTACACCAGTTAATATCTGTTGCATATTGATGAGTTCCCGGTGATTGCGGATTCCAACGCATTCTATATAAAGTTTGTTGGCCGTTGTTGATATAACCTCGTCTAACAAACTTAGCACCACCGATAATAGCTTTAGCTGGTGTAGTCCAACCATAACTTTTCGCTAATGTCATAGCGTAGTTAGGATTATAATCATATGCACCTATACCAAAGTAGTTGTATGCTCCATAGCGCCCACTAGCAAAGTTTGAAGTACCATATCCACTTTCTAAAAATGCATGTGAGATAAGGTAAATTTCGTTAATATTGTATTTTTTACAACCGTCTGCAAAAGCTTGTCCTTGTCCGGATAATGTTCCTTTGCCTTTAAGAATTTGATTTAGCTTACTAACTGGAATACCTTGATATTTACCTAAATTAAGCATTTGATAACGCATTTTACTGTTATTCCATATTTTTGCATTATTCATAGCTGCCGATGTAGCACTTCGACTAGCGTTATACCAACCACTACCATAGTTGATCTGTGGCGATTTATACATTTGAATGTTAAGAGCGTTGTTGTAGGTGTATTTACTATAAACGACTGTAACAGTAGGTTGTTTTTTCTTAACGCTAGTTGTCTTGCTTGTTGATGTGTTTGTGTCTTTAGGTTTATCGTTACTTGTTGATGTCGTCTCATCATCTTTTGACACTTCGACTTTAATCTTACGTTTAGTTATTTTATCAGAAGGAATATCATTGAGTAATTTTTCTCTATTTTGATATAGATTGATTAATGCCTCTATTGTCTTATCTTCAACTTTTTTACTTGGCTGACCTTTAGTTACTGTGTCCCAAGCGCCATGTTCTAAAACAGTGCGCCAATATTCACTTTCAATTATGAACGATGATTGTTTCATTGGAATGCTATGAAACTTCATACGACCAATTAGATAAATCATTGCATGTATTTCGTTTAAAATGAAATCGTTTTTACTATCTGAGTAGTCGCCACAAACTTCAATAACTAAACAATCCGGCGCGCTTGGTACTTCGATTTGCTCATATCTTGGTTGCCAAATGTAATTTCTATCAATGTAGTAATGTGGCAATTCTGATGTTCTAATGTATTTGCGTCTAGTTGTATATAAATCAAGTACACTACACATTGTTCCAGCGTCACGTATTAACACTTTTTTAGGGGAACGACTTCTGTCTTTACCTTTTGCTATTCTGTGAGGAATAAACGTAGGATAGTTCGTTTCTATATCATCGATAGTAAATTTAATTTCTTTTACATTTTTTAGTATAGTTTTTACTTCTTTAGCATCTTCCGACTCCGTAGGTTTAGGGGTTGGTGTGCTAGGCGGTGTACTAGGTTTCGGCTTAGGTTTTGGTTTTGGTTCAGATTTATATGGTGGTCTGACAAAATATCTAACGCCACCCGGACCATCAGAATAACTGTGTCTAACTAGTAACGCTCTACTACCATACGCAGCACTAACTGGACTCCAGTTTTGGTCTCGTTTATATTCAGCAATGGTCGTTAGTCATCACCCGTTCTCTTATGAACTGCTCTATGTTTCCATAGACGACTAGACTATATCATCAACCTATTAGGTTGCCTCCCGTTTCCATTCACTTGAATGTACTCTACTCACTTCCACTAAAAAAGACACTCAAACGAGTGTCTAGTGTGTTTTCGATAGTCGTTGCACGTTTCCTTTCGGACTTCGCTCATGATTGCCCTCGACTCAACGTTAGGGGTTCCCATGAATTAGAGAGGTTTTTCGATATTCATTTCTGAATAAAGCCGCTTTTTCAATACTTGTAGTTCTTCATAGGCTTCTCTAGGGGTATTCATATATTTGGTATAATAAGTTTTTTTGTTAATTTGAACTCTGCCGAAATATTTCTTTTTAGACTTTTTAATCCCGGGATATTTTGTCTTATTCTTAAAACCCTTTCGATTAAGCATGTTATGTGAATGCGTTACCCATCTACAATTTTCTGGACTATAATCTTTATCGTTATCTATCCTATCAAGTTCTGCATTTTCGAAAAAAGAAGGTTCCATATCTTCTAAGAAATTTTGGAAACTTTCTTTCCACCGTTTACAAACCTTTATACCTCTCCCACCATAATATTGATAATTATCTGAATTAGGATTATAGCAACGATATAACATTTTATCGTATCTTCCATACATTTTGTGATGAGTGTTTTTAAACATACATTTACATATCGTTCTCCCGTTTTTATACCAATTATAAAAATTAGCTATATAAACCTTTTTACATTTCTCACATTTAAATTTCGCTTTGTTTAAATCGATTGATTCGACTAATGTATATATCCCTCTAGTTTCGCCAATAAGATTATCTCTATCTATCTTATTCAATATAATCACCTCTTCAGGTAAATTATACTACAAGTATCCAATTACATTCAACGGCGGTAAAATAAGATTTAGTTGAAGGTCCTACAACAACATTAGTGTGTCCGTAAGTTCCACCTGTATATACTGCAATGTCACCCGGCTTAGGAACAAAATTACGAGTATTTGCATATATTTTAAAACCAGCAGGGTATTGATTTCTATAAGCCATCGCATTAGCGTTACCCCACGTTCTAAAACCCCAATAACGATTAAAGATGTAGTTAGGTAAGTCCCAACACTGATACCCATATCTTCCATCTACATTTACACCTTTACGGTTTCTTGCTAACCACTTTGCCCAACTTGCTACTTGCGAAGCTGTCGGTTTACCACTTGAAGGTAAAATTGCCATTTATCCACCTTCTTTTTTTGCATAATAAAAAGCCGACACATATTGTGCCGACTTAAAAGAAATACTGTGCTAGCCCAAAAGCACCGACTATAATCGTTCCGACAGTGCCTATAAGAGCCACAGTAATCTGTACGCTATTCTTTTGTTTTTCTGAAATCGTACCTTCTATTTTTTCGATTTCATCTTCATGATTTTTGACGACAAACTTAATTTCTTTGATTGCGTCCCATTGTTTACTGTTAGTATCGTTTAATTGTTTCATTTGTTCATTTGTATCTTTTTGAACTTCGAACGATTGCCTTTGATAAACATTGCCCTCTACAATTTTTTCTTTTAATTCATTGATGTGTTTTAAATTTTTATCATCACCAGCTTTTATCTTTTCGAGTATATCTTCTCTAGAAGTACGCCATTCTTCATACGTGACATGCTTATTTTCTGTCATAAATATCAGCACCTCCAATAAAACCAACTACAAAGCAGGCTGCTGATAAAATACTGAATTGTGTAGTAGAGAGCCAATTAATCGCATGATAAATACTTGCTGATGTCATTAGAAAATAAAGTATAGAACAACTAAAACCACCAATAACTAATAAATAATTACATATACTGCTTGTGCTTTGTCTTGGTAGAAAGAAAGCACCAATCATTAAGATTAGACTGGCAACCATAATGATAATCCCCCACACCCAAATAGGCATGATGTGATGAAGCGCTACATAAAAATCACTATCACCTAGAACTTTCTCTTGCTCTTTGGTGAAGAAAAAACCTCTCGCAAAAGTAAAAGCGCCTAACCCTAACAAAAGAATAAAATTGATAACTTCATTAAAATTATATTTCAATATTTAGCACCTTCTTTACTAAGTTGTCTCTGTACTATCATCTATTGAAGTATCTACATCATTTTCTTCAACATAGCTATCATTAGTGCCGATTTCTACTTCACTACCAATGTTGAGCCAATCAGTCCAGTTATTGCCAACTTGATTAAGTTTAGAACGTAGATAAATCGCATTTATTTCATTAGGTGAGTAAATCACTTTCGTGTAATTACCATAAGCTAAGATTTGTAACATACCTTCTGTGTCGTTACCGTCAGGCGTATGAAGTGGGCCAACTGCATAAAAATATCCAGATTTATCAACGAAGTCCATTGTCGATAAGTCTGGATTATTAATTTCATATACCTCGCCATTATTATTAAATAATGCTTTATTTTGATTTAACTCGCTAATTCTATTTGTGACTGCTTGATTGATTAGTTCATTAAAATTATCTGGTAAGTTCGACGGTGCTACTTGACCTTTATCTGCTTTGTTGTTTAAAGCGTTGTTAAAATCAACCGTAGTTACATAGTTAGAAAGTGTATTATCTAAATCTGGTTTAGTAACAGCTCCCGCAGTTTCATCATTTAAATTCTTTCGAATAGTATCAGCTTCATCACGCATATTTTGGATTGCTGAATTAATGTCTTTTTGTGCCGAATCAACCAAGTTGTTCGTTCTTTTTTCAGTGTCGGTCACAATCTTTTCTAAATCTTGCTTTTGTTCACTGATAAATGAGTTAAAACTCAATTGAATACTTTCAACGTTTTCAATACCAGCAGACGCAGCAATCAATCTTTTTTCAGCTTCTTCAATTAAATCATCGATTTGACGAATATATCTTACTTTAATATCTGCACCAATTTTATTAATCAATGCATCTTTAACATAAAATCTAAACTCATTAAGAATAACAGTATCTGGTCTACCAACTGCTTTAACTCTTACTTGACCATTAACCCACGTATCAGTAGAAGCCTTCAAAAAGTCTCTATCAATAACAAATCGAATGATACCATTTAGCGAATCAATGTATTCTACTTTAGTCAAAGAAGTATGAGATCCGTTTTCTGACTGTACATATAAATCAATATCACTATTTAAACTGCTAATTTGTAAAGGGTACTTATCTTTTTTGACTTGAAAAGTAAGGACAGCAGTATTGACATCTAAGTTGTAAAAAACAATTTGTTCATCGCTTAATGGTTTTAAATAAGGTGTGTCACTAGCAACTAATTTAGCATTTTTATAAATACCGTCAATATCCATTGAACTCATAATTTAACCTCCTTATTTTTTAGTAATAATTTCATTTCTAATATCATATGCACTTTCGTAATTTGGATAAATTTGAGTGAATGTTTTTTCTTTTTGGTTACCGTAACCAGTAGATGTAAATGCTTGAAATGCATTATGCGAACCAGTAGGAATAAATTTAATGTTTTGAATAAGTTGTTTAATATGACAAACACCCGCTGAACGTTTCACTTCTACCGGACACATAATTTCTGCCGTTCGATTTACATCACTTGGCGTAACACTAGACATCTGAACTGGTGCGATTGCGTTGATAGGTATTGTATGGATACCTTTCGGAAGTTTGTGTTCAGTTTTGAATAATTGACGTTTATCAGATTTACCATTATTACTCCATGGGTTGTAATTTTGCACTACCATTGGATTTACGCCAAACGTTGTATCTCTATCAACTTCTACCGTGATAGAACCATTCATTTCAACAATACCGTTAGCAGTAATGTTAAAACGTTGTTGCGTCATTAACATACGTTGATATTTATCAGTAGCTTGCAAACTAAATGTTTGAACACCTTTATTGTTATATCTATCACTATATACAAACGTTTTAGCAAATGATTCATTCGACGTTCTACCTTGACCACTATTATTGGTTTGCATTAATCGGATAATGATATTACCTAAGAAATTAACACTACGCCACATTTCTTCTGCACCACGTGGTTTACCGGCACGCCCTTCGTAAATTTCTGGCAGATAAGAAGTGATGTTTTTCTTAATACCTACCCAGTTAGAGAATGATGACAATGTACTAGATCCCCATGTAACTAAATCTCCATGATTACTCACATCTTGCATGAATTGAGTCATAATATTGTGGTCTTGATTAGAAAATCTTGGATAGAATAAACAATAATCTGATACTTGAGATACAATGTTATGACAATCAACATGCGCAGTAATATGATTTAGTCCTTCGACTAACTTTTTCATATTTTTTGATTCTTGTTCACTAAATGGCGCTTTTCCTTTGAAGTTTTTACCAGTCGAACTTGTACCTTTTCCAGCTTTCCAGTTGTAATCAAAGTTACGATTAAGGTCTACGTTATTAGAGTTTTCTCGATTATCATTAGCAAATCCATGTGGATTAACAATAGGAACACATACAATTCTCACATTTTTGCGTATATAAGCTAGATGAGGGTCAGTATGCCATTTATTTACAACCAAATCTAAGAAACGACTATTAGCGTAAAATGCGCTATATTCGTTACCATGAATACAACTTGTTAAAAGCAATGTTTTTGAATAATGCTGAGGCTCGAATGTGTATGAATAAACACTGTATTCTCCCGACTGGTCCTTTCCAATATAAGTTTTACGACAATACTCATTATCGACAAACTTATCATAAAAGACTTTTAAATTTTCAGTAGGCTCATTGTGTAATGGCGTCTCATTTTCACCACTCATTGCACCTTTAATATAAGGTGGAGTCCATAAATATGAACTATCAGCTGCAACGTTCAACTCTTTATCTAAATCATTTCTGATTAAGTTAAAATCACGTCCTAATCTATCACCTAATGTTTTAGATACTTTACCGTCTATACTTGCTCTTGCGTCAATAATTTCTTGTTGGTCGCTTGCTAGTGTAGGTACTAAAAATGCTCTCATTCTAGCATCTAGCCAGTTAATAGAGTCTTTTACACTTCTTGTCGAACCGTCAGCAAATGTATGTTTGATTTGATGTGATTGGTGCGCTTCGTTATCAACAAAATTATGTCGATGCAACTCATCTTCAACGTAAGTGACCATGTCACGGAAAGCGATGAAGTTAAGTTCTAACTCTCTTACGTGTCTAGCACCAAATATTGTTTCAAGACTTGTATATATCGTCTTACGCATTATCGCTGACCTCCTTAATTTTTAGATTTCCGTTTTCATCAATGTAAAGTTCTTTATCGTTTAAATCTATGACAGTACCATCTACTTTTTTAGCAGTTAATTTTGATGATGCGTCAATAGAATCTAGTTTTTTCTTATCTTCTGGTGACATCAAACCAGCTTTATCAGTAGAAGCATTACCTTCGTTTCTCATCTCTATTGTTGTAGCTAAGACGCTTGATGTTTTTGCACTTGTTGAACGGTAATCTCTAACAAATTCGCCGCCACCTAATCCACCAATAGTATTAGCTGCAACGTTAATCCTATTCATGTACCTGTCATAACGTTTGTACTCACCTAATGTAATCTCTTGTTTAACAATTTCATTATTTACGTCACGTTTTGTTTTAACTTCAACAATGCGCACTATCTCATTAAGTCCTAAAACAGAATGTCGTATCTTTACTAAGTCGCCGACTTTAGGATTAGCATTTGGGTAATACTTTTTAAGCACAATGAAGTCTAAACTGATTGATCGTTTGATTGAGTCATCTATAACCTTTTGTAACTTGGCCTTCATTAATTCTTCATCTTTAATACGACCATCTTTAATAGGTTCTGCTTCATATTTGCCGATGTCTTTCATATCCGGATGTTCAAATTTCATAATCAAACCAGCACCAGTAATACCCTGTTCATCTGTATAATCGCCATACCCAACACAATACGTTGCCATATCGCCAGTATCTTCTTCCACTTTGATGTTATTTGCATTAATTTCATCATCTATGATGTAATCGACTTCTTTTTGATTGTAAGGCGTAAATACAAATGTATATTTTTTGGTTTTCTTATTAAAATCAATATAGAACTCTAAATCCCAATGCGACATCGCTTTTTTAATTAATTCTTCAACAGTTTCACCTTCTCCAGCATTGTCAAAATCTGATGAAGGCAATTTATCTTCTGTCACTTTATACTCTAAATCAGTAGGACCAAAGGCTATATCTAAGAATTTCTTAGCAGTAAAACTACCATTAATAGGCGCATAGATTCTACGTCGTTTAATAGTATCTATCGGCTTATAACGACAAGAGACCGTCACACGCTGCTTTGTTCCATGCGCTTGACGGTCAATCAAAAATGCTAAGTATTCTTTTTCGTCGTCCGGCCCTTCTACTCTAGACACACTCCAACGCTTATCTATTGCTCTTACTACTTCATAATTGTAAGCATCTTCTAGTAATTCAAACTGTAATACTGCTTCTGAACTGTTTTTATCCGTCCAGTTGGTGGTGGTATTGACAAACTTGCCACGACCACGCTTTGGACTTATTAATATTGGCAATTTGCAACACCTACTTATAATAAAATTTCATATCGAATTTAACTGATTTAACTTGTTGATTAAATTCAAACTCATTCCACCCATGACGAAACTTCGGTTGCGATCCAGATACTTCGTAGCTTAACGGCGTACCATTTTTGAACGTTTGTACACCGTCATATTCAATCTTGTCACCTTTTTTCATCTTAATATTACGAATAGTCATAACGTCTGAATGAGTCATAGTGAACACAAAGTTTTCTGTATCTTCCCCTAAGATGATTGTTACTTTTTTATACATATTGAATTGGTCGTTATCTGCTGTGCCATGATAATAAATGGCGTTATTCCAAATGTTAGTAAACGAGTAGATACGTGAACCATCTTGTTCGTCAAAAGGAATAAGCATATCATTCGACCATAATTCTTTATCTGGTCTTTTTTCTAAGTCAAGAGACGTACCAATACTTTCAGCGAATGGAAGTTCGGTTGTTTCAAATACTAATTCAAAACTAATTTTCTTGCCATTTTCTTCTGGTACGATAACGTCAGCGTTTTTGACTTTATAACGTTTACCATTTACATAATAATTATCGTTAAATTCTTCATGATCTAGTACGAGATTGTTATACTCGCTTATTTCTTGATAATCATCTTCTAACGGCTCAATAAAGCGATAATTTAAAGGGACGCTTCTTCTTAACTCTCTTATCCACACTTCTTCAGTGGAATTAGTTAAGTTATAGAACTCGTCCCTTAATCTTGCGTTATCGTTTAACTTTGTAGAATTTACATGACACTTAACGTTTATCTTACGTTTACGATACTGACTACTTAAAAGAATACGACCACTCGTATTCTCTTTTGTTTCGTAGTTATCTTCAATTTCCATACTTTCGATAATTACATCATCGACGACAAAACCAAAGTCGCCCAATGTATATCGTTGTCCGTTTTGTTTTTTAATTTCTAAATCCATTGAACGACCTCCTAGAATGTAAATGTAGCGTCACGATTAGCGTTTTGTTCGTTGACGATAGTTGTTAGAGCATCATTGTCAACGCCCATTTCAATGCGAACAACACGTTGTGACGGGTTTGTTTTGATGTTGTGTGTATGTTGTACTTGAGCGTTCATATTAGCGTTTACTTTCTTCATGTTGGCAGTTATATCTGGAATTGCTAAATTACTATTAAACGCGTCTGTAATACTATTAGCCATGCTACCCATGCCACTGATAACATTTTTACCTTCTTTATTAATTCCGATGCCTAAACCTTCCATAGTCCATACACCATATTGTTTGAATAATTTTGAAGGTGAACCGATGTGTAAGGCGCTTTTAGCAGCATTAACCGCACCCATTACTACATTTTTTGCAGCAGATGCAACTTGTCCTGCCATTGCTTTAATACCATTAATAAGTCCCATGATTAAATCACGACCAACAGAAACCATATGACCGATAAAACTACGCGCAGCACTTACTGCATTTGATACACCTGACGTTACTGAACTAACCACATTAGACATTCCTGAAATGACAGAATTTACAATTCCAGACATAGCAGAACCAACCGCGCTAAGCATATTAGAAAAACCGCTCGATACAAAGCTTACTGCTCTTGATACTGCATTAGTAATAAAACTAACGATTGATGACCAAATGCTTGAAATAAAGCTAGAAATGGCACTCATGATTGATGAAGTGACACTCATTAGCGACGACCAACCACTTGATACGAACGAAATGATGCTTGATACAATCGAAGTGATAATACTAACAATAGCTGACCAAATAGCGCTTATGAATGCAGAAATTGCAGACATGATTGCGCTTGTTACTGATAAAAGTAAACTCCAACCAGCTTGAACGAAAGTTACTATACTTTGAACCACTGTTGTAATTACCGTAACTAACATAGTCCAAATTGTTTGAGCAACTGTAACAAGCAACGTCCAGAAAGTTTGAGCTACTGTAACAATGGTTTGCCATATAGTTGATAAGAACACACCTAATGTTTGGACTACCGTAACGATTGTAGTAACAATCATTTGCCAAATTGTGGAAGCCACTGTGACTAAAGTCGTCCAGATTGTTTGTGCAGTTGTAACAATAGAAGTCCATAAATTCATTAGGAATACACCTAATTGAACAACTACTGTTAAAACAGTTTGTACAATCGTATTCCATATGTTTGATGCGATTTCTGCCAATGGACCGAATATAGCTGAGAACATATCAACTGTTGCTTGCCACGATTGAGTTAATACATCTTTTAAAATATTAAAAATATTAATTGCAGCTTGAACAATAGCGTCCCAAATCGCTTGTCCCACTTGTTGGAGTGTTTGCCATGCACCTTGCCAATCGCCAGTCAAAATTTGAAGTAAAACAGTGATTGTACCTACTATCACATGCATCGCTACTGTAATAACCGCTTTAATAATTTCCCAAGCTATTTTTACAGTGTTTACTATCGCGTTAAACGTTGACTCAAATAAAGGTGATAGCAACTTAATAGCACCTTCAACAATAGTAACGAAGCCGTCCCACATTGAACCTAACGAGTCAACAGCACCTTTAACGTAATCCATTTGCCCTAGTAAATCTTTAAAGAAGTTAATAACTGCTTTCACTGCATTTCCAACTGCGCTTGAGATAGCGTCCCACGCATTTTTAACAGCATCTCTAACTACTTCAGATGAGTTCCACAAAGCAACGAATACAGCAATTACTGCTACAACCGCTGCTATTACTATACCTACCGGACCGGATAACGCTGCAAGTACACCGCCTAAACCTTCTATAACGCCCATAACGATACTAACTATTCCACTTAAACCACCAAACGTTGAAATAAGAGGAATTATCACTTGATTTACAAATATGAACGCTGGCGCTAATGCCATTAATATTCCAGCTAACGTTGCTACAATTCCTATAATCATACCAATAATAGGATTAGCTTCTGTTAGCTTTCCTATAAATTCAGTTATAGCTAACGCCACATCTAAAACTACTGATGCTAATGGAGCCATAGCTACACCGACATTAATAAGAATACGAATGATATTACCTAATAATTGAATGAGTTTAGGACCGTTCTCTTGAACGTATTCTATAAATTTCTTAAATCCATCACTTTCGGCAATTGTCGAACTCCATTGTTCGAATTGCTTAGCCATATCCGCTAAACCTTGTAATACTAAATGAGTGTTAGGAGCAAATGCTTTCATTAAGTTAAAGATACCTTTAAACGTTGAACCGAATATCTGACCTATCAATGGCAAATTCTGTTTAGTATATTCAATGAATGACTTAATCGCATTTTGTCCTTCAACTGACTGCGCCCACTCATTAAATGCTTGTCCCATTTTCTTAAAACCTTGCGATACCCATTCGGCTAATGGAGCAATTTGTGTAAGTACACTAACTAAACCACTACCAAATGAGCCGGCAGCATCTAACATATTGTTAAATATTCTTACGCCAGTTGTACCCATCATCTCGAAGAACTTCTGTGCTACTTGTGAGTTTTTAGCCCAATTAAGCATTTTAGCACTTGCTTGTTCCATTCCTTTAGATACACCGTTGATAAATGGTGTAAGTCCAGCTAACGCAACTTTAGCAGTATCAATCGCATTTGCTAATGTATTAAAGATTTGTGCTTGATTTTGTTTAATAAGGTCTGCCCATGCACCTTTTAAACTTTCTAATGAAGCCTCGTAACGTTCAGTTTCTCTAGTTGCTTCTAATGTACCGTCTGATAACATTTTTAAAGCACTGATGCCCATAACACCAAATGCTACTGCACCTGCGCCAGCTACACCAAATGCACCAGCTACACCTAGCGCACCACCGGCAACTACGCCTAATGCATTCAATACCGCCATTAGTGCCGGTACTACACTTGCGATTGCTGGAACGAGTAACGAAATGTTAGAAAGTAACGAACCTTTAATCATGTTCCCAAACACTGTTCCAAATGATCTAATATCATTTGCTAAGCTATCTAATGAATTACTGTAATCTTCTAAACCTTTGTGTAGTTGTTTAAAGAAAGCCATTGCTGAATTTCCATCTACATCAAGCCGAGTACGATGTCGGTTAGGGATAGAACGTAGCATAGCTTTAAACGCTTTTATGTGAGCAATAGCACCTGCGCTATCAACTTCAAGATTAGCTTTAGCTTTTTGATGAGCGAAGTCATTTAGCTGTTTCTTAGCCATTTTAATATGTTCTCTTGCTCTAGTTGCATCTGCATCTAATGTTGCTGAATACTTGCTACCGTCGATACTATCTAGGTTATGTTGCAATTCAGAAATATGCGTAATAGCTTTTCTAATGTTTACATCAGCGTCTGCTTCTGCATTTGAATTATCATACATATCTAAATAATTCTGTATTTTCTTAATATTTGCAGTAGCTTTAGATACATCGGCATCTAACTCTGCATCACCACGATAAGCATCGAATTTTTCAACCAACGACTTAGCCTGTGCGACTTTTTCTCTAACATCAGAAATATCTGCGTCAAGTTCTGCATCTGCATGAGTATTGTCAAAGCCTTTCACTGCATCTTTTGCTGCTTTGACTGCTTTCATTACACCTGATGAGTCGCCATCTAATTTAGTATCTTTAATCGACTCTTGTGTTTTCTTAAAGCTTTGAGCCACTTTCTTAGCTGATTGGATAGCGCTTTTAAACTTACGTGTGTTCGCCTCAATTTGTGCTTTAATACTATAATTCGCCTCTGCCACGTTATCACTCCTTTCTTAAAGAATTGTTGTGATTTGCAATCATTTTGAGCAAATCAGATGGTGCATTAACTTCTTGTTTGGAGTCTGAACCAAATTTGAGAGGTTCTCCTCTATTAAGACGTTTGACGTTTTCTTCGTAGTCCATAATGTCGTTAGCACTTTTAAAACGATACTCAGTTTCACCTTTTCTGCCACCACGTTTCTTTTGTTCAGCTTGAGCGTCACGTATAGCAAAAGCAAGTTTATACATATCCATGTCTTTATCAAGTTGTTCATACTCGAGCGCATACATACGATAGTTAAACTCTCTGAGCGTCATCATTTCTATTCGTTGCAAGTCGTATATCTTCAACTTACTCATGCAAACGACAACTACTCTATCAAATGTCAGTACATCATCATTTACTTCTTGCTTTTCTTGTCTTGTTTGTACTCGTCTGGCACTAGGTTTTGGGTTAAAGGTCTCTTTCCCAATTCTTCGATGATTTGTTCACTAAAAGTATCAATACCTTCGTTTTCTGCGATATCTTCTAAAACCGTTTCTAATTCTTCATCAGTTTGTGGTTTCTTTTTATGATGAGCGGTTGCTGATTTAATCACTTTAGATAATGCAACAATATTTCCGTTTTGTAGGTTAGGTACTAACATGTTTAAACCTTGACCGATTGTCATTTGTTCTACTTCTAAGCCTAATTCTTTATCAATTTTGTTTAAAAAACCTAACCCGAATGATAATTCTAATTCTTTATCTTTAAAATTAATGTGCATAAATTAAATACCTCACTTATTTTTTTATTTGCGCAAATAAAAAAGAGGGGATATTCCCCTCATGTTTATACAGTTTCAGCTTCTGTTGGTTGTGGAATGCTTTCAGCCAAACCGTCGTCTGCTGGATCAGCTGCAATAGTATCGTGGAAGCCATAAGCAGCTTTGTTTGCTTCGATTGCTTGCGGTAATGTAGCATAACCACGTTGTTTTTTAAGATAAACGCCAAATTCTGTTTCGAATTCAGCAATACCGTCTGCTTCATTAGTACGAGTGATACTATTCCAGTAACCTTGTCTATATTCAGCTTTGTACTTACCTTCGCTATTTTGAACACGCTTATTGATCACCCATAATTCGTATGGTGTATCGTCTTCCGTAGCATCCTCAATTTCATCACATAATGTATCTTTTTGGTCCATGTAGCAATTAATCGTTACAGTAGACTCTAATGTACCGCCAGAGTTAACAGAGCCATCAAATGTAGCTTCTGTATCTCTGTCTTTTTCAGTTTCACGTTCTAATTCAGTAACTAACATTACTTTGTTAGCGTCTTTTTTGTCGCCGACTTTACGAATTAAAACTAATTCATCAGTACCTTGTTTTGTTGGCATAGGTTGAATACCTCCTAAATTTTTGTATTAAAAAAGCAAGCCTATTTAATGGCTTGCGTACTCTACGTTTATAGTTGTATGTGATAACACTTGGTTAGTATCTTGTTCTGTACTTTCATTCACACTGATTTGAGGTAGTGTCAATGTATATCCGTCAAGTTCTATCTCATCTAGTAGGATAGATTGAACTCGAATGTATAACTCATCATTCTTACCTTTATCGTCATCTAAGCACCAGATGTGAATTGTAGCAGTGGGCGTACCACTGTAACTGTCAAAAGTTAAACGACTAATTTCATCTCTGATGTTTTGAATGGCGATAAACGGATAGGATAACTCTTGATTGAGTTCACTGGTGCGAATGATAGGTACACCCAATTCACTGAACTTTGTGTACAAAAAATTAAATAGTTGCAAGTTCACAGATTGTTTCATCGCATACCTCCTAACCGTTAATTAATCTTTCGAGGTCTGCTCTGACTTTTTTAGTGAACTCTTGGTAGACTGGGAACATGAACGTTTCGGGTTCCATGTATCTGGTTCCGTATTCAAGGAAAGATGAATAACCAGCTTTTGAAGTGATACCGTATTTAAGATGTCCTTCTTTAGCATCTTCAACCATTCTAGCTAAGTTACCAGTCCAATAACCTTTGTTCATTACTTCTTTAGCAGTTTTAACTGTGTCTGTACTAAATTTCACCGCATTCTCGTGCAAAACTTCATCTACATTGTCATCAATAGTATTGTTCATTCGGTCAAAATCTCTGATTAAGTCGTCTAAATCGCCACCACCGAAGCGCATTACTTAACCTCCTCAATATAGAACACTGTATCGTGTTCATAATCAATTCTTTTAGTTATCTGATACTTAGTATCGTTAATATAAGCATGCGTCACAATAGGCTCAAAACGACCGTTTAAACGTATGATATTGATGTCTTTATTGATGTCTCCGTATTGCACCACTGTTTTTTGTGGACTTAGCGGACTGATATTGCATGGTATTTCATCATAGCGCTTTTCGTATGTTTCAGTTTTACTTGTCTTAGGGTTGTACTGTCCTTTCGTTTCTTTAGCAAACACGACTCTCTTGTTATATCTCAATAGAAAATACCTGCCCCACGTTTGTCTGATGTTCGTGGCGTATATTGATCTATTACGTCCATATATTCGTCAAAGTCGTTTGCTTGAAACGTATTAGAACGCCCATCTACACTTTCCTGCGTCATACCTTCTGCGCCAACACGATTAAAGCGCTTGACCGCTACTTCTTCTACGATGTATTCCAATCTATCTGGAACTTCATCAATACCGATAGGAAGTAAACTAATCAAACGCTTTTCAGTGTTATCAATTATTCTTTTTAGTAGGTCATCTTGAACATTATCGTTAATAGAGAGTAATAGCTTAACATTCTCTAATGTCGCCATATTATCCCTCCAATGTGTCTAAGATGTCTGCTTTTGTATCTTTTTCAGATACTTCAATACCATGTTTATGTGCAATTTCAATTAATTCTGCTTTTGTATTCTTACCATCTACAACTAACTTAATATATTGTTTGTTATATTTGTTATCAGCATGTAGTAATTGAGTAATACGCTCATCTGTAATATCAGTAGGATAAATGTCGCCAACTTCATATGGTTTTTTATCTTCTGCGTCTACAAATGGTCGTACTACTTCGTATGAATAAGCCATGAGCTAGACCTCCTTAGATTAATTAGACAGTTTCAGTGTTTCCACCAGTTGAACCAGAACCAGCTGTTAATTTAGCAAACGCATTATCATCTGCAATGTGGAATGCAACGTCCATAGTTACACGCAAAGCAATTAATTCTTGTTCGAATAAGTTTACTGGACTACCATCTTTATTTTGTACAGTAGACAACTGACCATCTTCTGAAATTTTATAAGACATATTGTAAGGAATACCGTAGAACATTTTATTAAAGTCCCCAGCGTATAAGTCGCCTTTTTTAATTTCATCAGATTTTAAATCAACTACTGGAAGTCCGTCTAATGTATTAGAAGAACGATCATAGTAACTTTCGTTAGTGTTTTCGTCACGCACACCACGTAAAGCTGTACGGTTTTGTGTTTTAGATAAGAAAGCATTAGCTTCTACATCATATTCTAATAATTTATCCTCTAATTTTAATACGTTATCTAAGTTGATTTCTCCATTTACAGTATTACCTGAAGTTTTTACTGATTGTTCTACTGATTGAGCAAATGGGTTATCAACGTTTAATAAGCCAGCTTCATCAAATTTCTTATAGAATTGCTCAGCAATTTGCGGTTTCATTGCTTCGAAGAATTGTGAGTATGTGTAGTTTAAGAACTCACGAGATGCTACAACAATTACACCTAATTTATGAGAACGCATCTTAGCACTTACTAGGCTAGGTTTAGTAGTTCTGATTTTTTGACCTTCACCAACCCAGTAAGCGCCTGGTTTATCTGCCCAATAAGTAAATTCTTTTTCAGATTTACCGCCCATATCTTCATATTTACCTAATTGCATAATCTTCGAGTTTTGTAATACATCTAAAAGGATAGGTTTGTTGAATTCGTTTAATAATTCGCCTTCCTTATGTTCATGCATCATTACATGATCTGGGTTGAATACTTGTGGTTTTACATCTGCCATAGGTTGATACCTCCGTTATTTTATAATTCTATTTTCATTAGCAAGTTCTTGAATCGACTTTCCGCTTGTTTGACGACCGCCAAAACTACTACTTTGATTGCTCGGTGTAGATTGTCGAGTAACTTCTTTCACTTGCTCTTGTACTGCATTGTCAAAATCAGCTTTGATTTCTTTCACAACTTCATTAATCTTTTCTACATCTTCTAAATGAATAAGTGACTCTGCAAATGAAGTAGGTAAACCTTTTTCTTTAAGGTCACTCTCAACGTCAGATTTAAGTTCACGTAGTTTGAACTCTTTTTCTTTTTCAGCTAACGCTTGCTCGCGTTCTTCAATTTCTTTGTCACGCTTTTCTTTTTCAGTTAGTTTTGCGTAGCTTTCACCCTTTTTTCTAGCTTCTTCACGAGCTTGTTCTAAGTCTTGCTGGTGTTTACGCTCACGTTTCTTCAATGCGCTGTCTACTGCTTTACTGATAGCCGAGTCTACTTCATTCTTTGTATAAGTTTCTTGCTTGCTATCGTTATCGTTTTCTGACTCTTTATTATCATTTTCGTTAGTGTTTTCAGAATCGCCTTCGTTTTCTGCAAAAAACTGTAAATTTAATTTGTATAAGTCATCTTTAATCATTTTTTATCCTCCTCATAAACGTTAAGTTCTCGAATTTATCGCATAAAAAAAGCGCCCCAATCAGTCAGTTAAGCCCGATTAGTGCGCTAGATTTATTTTGATAGGGAAACAAGTTTCTTAACCCTTATAATTAGTTATAGTTTATGAGCAGTTTAATGACTTACTTAGGTCAAGTAGCTAACGTATGCTACCAACGAGATAATTGGATCACCATTTTCACGTTACGACTTCTCATGAGTACCACCTCAAATAAAGTTTTTAGGTTCAAATGATTTCTTTTTATCTTGCTTAGGTTTCGCTTGTGCTTGGTTACTAGGATTTGTATCGTTCAGACGCTTCAGTTCTACATGAATGTGTTCTAAAGCGTCGGCGATACGTTCGAGTGCATTTGTCATTTAACCACACCTCCGAAATATTCACCTTTACGTTCTTCGAAGAACTTATCACGCCAGTTTTCATCAATGTGCGGAACGACGGTACTTCTGCAGAAAGGATGTAGAGGCGGAGCATTTACACCCGGCGCCATGTCTTTTACTTTAAACGTTTTATCATTCAAACTCCTGCATGTTTTCGTAGTCTTGCTATCCATTTTTGCTACAAATTGATATTCAGATTCTGGTCCATGTTCTTCAAGCATATGACGTTTAGACGCTAACGTTTGAACTCTAGCAGTTTCAGTCAGTAATAGTCGTTTCATATTGTAAGTTGTTGCCCCTGTATCTTTACGCATGTCTTTGATGAACTCATAAGGGTGTCTGCCACGTAGTAATACATGACGTGTGGTCTTTTGTACGTGTCGTCTTACCACGTCCATATCTGACCAAAGTCTTGTACTCCATTTATGCCCTTCAAATGGTGTGAATACGATTGTTTTAACGTCATTTATAGACACTTGAAGTGTTTCTCCCAAGATACCTGCTTGTTGCTTTAATGCTCTGTAATAAGCACTCTCCATGTAGTTATACATAGATTGCTCAATCTGTGCATAAGCGTAGGTCACAATCAAACCGAGTTGTGCTTGAAGTAACTTCTCTCTACTCACATACATTTTAGTATTGTAGGCTTTCAACTCTTGATTTGCTTTCTCGCTAAAGTCTTTGTTTTCTACATATTCTTTAGCTTTTTGAGAGAATTGTTGTACATCTACTGCATCAATTTTCTTCTTAGCTTCTATAAATGAAATACCTTCGTTAATTGCATATCTTGCGTAGAAACGGTTAATCTCATTTTCAATATCAGCGTTCATTTCATCAACAATACGTTGTATCTCTTGAGCAATCTCATAATCTGATTTACTTTCTTCATCAATAATTTCTTTTGCTCTATCTTCCCAATAAGTCATAGATCATCACTCCTCATTATCAATGTGATTATCTATACCCTCTTGGTTGTACATGCGTTCATCTGATTTTTGTAACTGAGCATCTTCTTCATTTTCGATACGTTCCATTTCTTGTTGTGGGTTATCAATGAACGACACGAGCGACATCAATGATTGTTGACTGATTTGTCCACCAGCTTGTAAGTACATATCCATTTCATCTTTGACTGACTTAGGTATATTACGTGTGAATGTAAATGTTAAATCTTGAATAGCATCGCTATTTAACTCACGATTGATACTCATAATCTGACCGATTAGCTTGTAACGTCTACGCAAACCTTTTCGGAATAAACCTTCTTTGATTGCAGTACGTTGTTCTAGTCCGAATAACTTATATTTCATTGCCTCACCTGACTGATTTCCACCAAAGTTTTCATCGGTCATATCTGGCGTATTAGTGAACATATGAATGTTACGACTAATTCTGTCTTTGTAGGCTTCGACACCACTTACATCATATTCTTTGTAGATGTATCTAGCGTCTACATTACCCTCAGTCGTTCTCTCATCCATATTCGTGTACTCTGGAGGAGTTAAGTGGAATACATTCGCATCTTTTTGTAACTGTGCTGTATTGCTATCAAGTTCCATATTACCAACAACAAGTAACATTGCATCGTTTAAATCGCTCATGTAGTTAGCTGTATCTGATTGAGCGTTGTCGTATAAATCAATTAACGGAATAACTTTCTCAAAGTCCCCACGACGCTTTTCATTATTGCTAAACTCTGTGATTGTTACCTTGCCGAATGAATGTGGCTCTGACGGTCTACGTTCTTGTAGTGATAGGTTAGTAGACTTATTAGCATAAAAGAAATTAGTTGCATTAGGTGTAATGATGTCTACATTGTAAATATCTGTGTCGTCATATTCTCTTGTTGACGTTTGCCAGTATCTTACTGCAATCAAACTATTCTGTTCAATCGTATTATCGTAAATCACAAATGTGTTGCGTGGATCAGATTTGTATAATCTCACTTCATCATCTTGATTACGGATAATATATTCATAAGCACGACCGAAGATAGACAAGTCTAATCCGATTGAACGGTTGTGTGTGTCGATGTCGTTTAGCTTATGTAGTCCGTTAATCTTCTCTTGTGCATCTTCATCTTCTGTTTGTACTTGTATCGCATGACCAAAGCAATAACCATTGATAAAATCTGCAATGTATGATGCAAAATCATGTGCTGCACGATTATCTGCTAAGTGTTTCTCTCTACGTCTACGATTACGCATAATGTTGTAGTTAAGTCCTTGATAGTAATCATCAAGCATTTGTAATCTAGGTACTTGTGCCTCTAAATGATGACTAATACATTCACTGATGAAATCATAGTCATCTAGTATCTCGCTTAATGTACCGTCATAACGATATGTTTCTACTGCGTCACGTCTGTATATCTTATCTCGATGTTGTCGGTATTCTGCGTCTCTTTCGAATTCATTTACTTTTAACAAGCATTATCCCTCCTTATAAGCCCATTGATTTGATGGTTTGAATACTTTTTTTAACGTTGGAACGTTTGTTAGTTTCAGGTTTGTAGAAGCGCTCTACACTATATCTGAGTGCATCAATACAATTATGAATGATAAAACCACCTTCAACAGAATAGTTGTGGTGGTTTTCTACTTCCATATTATAAACATCTTGGTAACTATGGAATTTTATTGATTTGATTTTTTCTGTCTTTAGCTCGTTGTCTGTTCGCACAACTTCTTGAGCAGGTTCTTGTCTTACGGTATTTGTTGATTTTAAATGTTCTACCACAATATATACACTCTCTTTCTACATCATCTAAGCCAGCTTCTCTACGCCATTTCGATTTACATTTATTAGAACAAAATCTGTTCACTCCATTGTTTTGTGTTTCGAATTTTTGTCCGCATTGCTCACAAGTGAATTCACGTTTAACATATAGTTTGTCTTTCATTTTTTCATAATGACTTTTATGCCATTTTCTACCTTCTGCTGAAGCGTGCCATTCATTCGCTTTAGGTCTAGCATTTTTATTCAGATTTTCAATCATTTCATCGTAATGTTCTTTTGCTCTTTGCATACCATGTAAAGAAGCATGTTCACCATGTATCATGGGTTGTAGGTTACTAATATCATTGTTAGCTTTATCATGATCTATATGGTGAATTTGATATCCTTTAGGTATTTCGCCATGATAATATTCCCACACATATCTGTGCATTCTTTTTCTGATAGTAGAATTTAGGTAATATCCAGTTTTATCATCTCTAGTAAATTTTACGCCGTTAAAATATTGATACTTCATATCGTCACCTCTTGATATTATTATATCATAAGTGTAACGAGTAGTATCTATAAAACTTTTATAATTTCATCTTCATTACGGAGTTCTTCAACCATTTTCCAGCCATCAGTGGTTAATATTAAATGGTCACTAGTAGCTTTTATTTTTTTGCCACTTTCTGTTGTTATCTCATACACAGGTGCTTGTTCTCTAGTTTTTCTGACATCGTAATATATCGAGGTATCTGGCATATCTGTTTCAGTATTCAGACAATTAACTTTTCCGGTGGTGCCAACTAGGTCTTGAATAGGTATTGCACCGTCCACAGTATCTACCAATGTATCTCCTGTTACGCAGTGATTGTAAGTATCCACAGGTTCATTCAAATACTCATCAGTATTCTTATCCTTCTGCCATGTGTAGTTATCAAACTCTTCAATCGTCTTAAAGCAACGCTCATCTATGATGATTTCAAACTGCATTAAGAACTGAAGCCCTTGTACAACTGAACCTTTACCTTTTCTTGTAGGCTTGATGCGTTCAATGCCTAGTTTTTTAATTTCTTGAATACTTTTTTGTTCTGCACTATCGGCAGTGATTTCTTCTTTAGAATATCCTAATTGCTTAATCGTTCTAGCAATCTCATCATTTAACATTCCAGTTTTGACGTATTCTTCTAAGATGTATAATTTCTTATTCTTCTTATCTATTTTTACATGAATGAATGCACTAGGATCATTCACATATCCAAAATCTAGCGCAAAGTATGAAGGAAAATGCCTCAATTCATCTTTGTTAAGTAATCGCTTCTCATACTTAGGAAATACTAGCTTATCTAAGGTAGCGAATTGTCCTAGCGCATATATTTTGTAATAAGCTGGGTTACGCTTTGCTAATAGTTCTAAGTTTTCACGAGTGATTTTATCTAAAAACTTATTATCCTTATAACTAGATTGGCGTATCATTACACTTTCCATATCTTCGCCGTGTTCAAAGAAATACTTATATACCCAGTTCAACTTAGACACTGGGTTAAACATTAAGAATATTTGTTTATGGTCGTGTTTACGTTCCCTTAGACGCAACGTTAATTGTGTATAGTCGTTAAGTTTAAACTCTGATGCTTCTTCCATTACAATGTCTGAAATCCCTTTAATCGACTTAATCTTTTCAGGGTTATCTAAACCTTTAAATAGAAACGTTGCACCATTAGGTAACACAACTTTATTATCAGTCTTATTCCATTGGCACATATCCCATATACCGTAATCAATCAGACAACTTTTTACATCTTCAAATAGACTATCTTTGATTGTTGATTGTACTTTTCTAAGCCACAAGATACGTCTAGGTACAGGCCATTTCATTAATGCTTTCAGAACTACTTTTTGAATAACTCCATGCGACTTACCACTTGAGCCTCCGCCATAATGTACTTCGGTGAAATTTTCGTAGTTCGTTAGTATCTCAAATATATTCTTGTTGAATACTTTTTCTGGGTGATTAAAATTAAGTTTAAGGTTCGTCATTGTAATCACCTATGTTAATTTCGATATTACGTTGAGTGACTTCTTGTTTATCAGTCCACATCACATAATATTTACCTAATAATTCTAATGCTTTATTCTGATCGCTTATCTTAGGTGGCTTTTTAACTAACTCAATACTTTCATCATATACAAGATTATATTTTTCAGTAGAAGGGTTGAGTTTATAATCACCTTTTTTTGTTACTACCGGTTCTATTTCTACCGTATTACCTCTTGCTGTATTAGTTAAGCGATACAAAACCTCTTTGGCACTCATTATTTGCTTATCAAAGAGTTTTTCTTCTACCCCCTTGATATATTCTTGTACCTTACTATTTCTTACTAATTCACTTCCAGTAACTTCTGCTCTGCTTTCTTTATAACCAGCATAAATAGCTGACTTAGTAGCATTGCCATAACATTCAGTTCCGGGTATTGCGTAAGCTTCTGCAAATGTTCTTTGTCGTTTATTTAATTCAGTCATCTTATACTACCACCTACTTTGCGTTAATAACTCTATAAATTTATAATAAAAAACCTACCTGAGTGTTCTCTCAGATAGGCCTCAATATTTGAAAAGCTTAGGAAGACTTTCTCACGTAACTAAATAGAAAGGAGTATGTTATGACTATTTCCGTAGCCACAATATCATTATATAGGTTAAGTTGATGTTATTTTTCCAGAACTTTTCCAGAATTAATGAATAATACCTAATTCATCAGCTAAACGAGTTAATAAATCTTTTCTTAAATCATATGCAGTCGACTTACTAACACATATCTCTTGTGCTACACCTGTAAGATTTAACGTTCTAGGTTTCTTGAAGTAATATAGTTCCATTAACTTTTGAACTTCCGGCGTACTGGAATGATATACTACTTCGATAGCTGATTTCATTCTTGCTAATTGTGATAAACGTCTATCATTTACTACTCTTGTCGCTTTTATCTCTGTAACGCTTATATTACTGTGTACGTGTTCTCCACCGATATTTGTATCAGTTGGTTGCCATGGATTTAGAACTTCTTCACGTACACGCGCAATATCTTTATCAATATACTTGTAATTGCTTAATTCGCTTTCTAAATAAATCTGTGTAGAGCGTCTTAATGTCACAATTCATTCCTCCATTTTGCTTTTAACTATTATCCAAACGAGATAAGCAATAGGTATCAATACTATCCACCAAGTCATCGTCTCACTCCATTCAAATCTGTCTGATCACTCTCTCTAGCATAATCACTTGGCGCATCCACATCATCTTCACTCTGCAACTTAACGATAAGTTCGTTAGTTAGATATTTACTAAGTTCATACATTCCGATGATGAACCATATTTTTAGTATGCGTTTAATCATTAAACAATCGCTCCTTAAGTTTTTTGTAACCTTTAATGACGGACATCAAAGCCTCTTTCTGACGTTGCGCTTTATATACTTTCAACGCTTGCTCCTTACTCTCCGCCTCCACAATAGAGAGAGTTTCGTTTGTGCGTGCTTTCTCAATATCAGTGTGAATGTGACCTGTGCTGTCTTTGAATTGACGTATTAGGTATTGCATAAGTTACCACCTCGTTCACTAATAGAAGTGCTTGCATACATCACTAACAATGTGAACAATTCACTATTAATTCCTAAACTTCTAAAAGAATACTGTTCATGTACAAAAACCCATGCACTTGGATGCCTCTCATTTTCTGTATAGATTAAAAGTTTAGTCTTTTTATGATTTACATTTTTGTATGACAAGTTGACTTTGTATCCTAAACGTTTAACTAATTCAATAAAATCTGTCGTTTTCACTTCCCCAGCACCTCTTTTACTTTTTCTAATATATCCTTACTCTCCTGTGCTTCCATACGCTCCTCTTTCCGACACTTCATCAAACTCTTGCACCTCCGTTGGCTCTGGTAACATTACTGGCGCAATGACTAATTGTGCTAAACGTGTACCTGCTTTAACTACGATTGCCTCATCACCGATATTGTCTGTGATAATTCCAATTTCTTTGTTATAAGTGTGATCGATTGTACCTAACGCTACACGTAACTTAGTTTTAAGTGAATTACCTGAACGTGGTCTCACTTGCGCCTCATATCCATATGCTAAATCAATTGCAATGTGTGTTGGTACTACGACTGTACTATGTGCTGGAATTGTTGTATCTTCTGCGACATATAAATCTAATCCACTATCTGTTGGATTTGCTCTCGTTGGCAAGATTGCATTTTCTGATAATAATTTAATTGGTAAAATTGACATTATTTTCTCTCCGTTTCTTCTTCCATAATTTGTGATAAACGATATATTTGAATATCAGACATTCCTATTCTGTTACACGCTCTGAAAAAAGCTTGTTCTTCTTTTGATTGTTCTCTTTTTGCATACTCTGTAAATTTATATGCTGCAATTAAGTCCTTAACTATTCTAGTGACTACTGTTCTAATTATTGATTTACCTACAAATTTAATTACGTTTTTCATTTATTGTTCCTCCAATATTTGAATTAATTGAATGTGATACCATTCTTGATAAACGTTCACGTTCTGTTTTTGTATCAACTATTTGATATCGGTAATTCAACATAGGTGCTAATGCTGGTTTAAGTAACGACTGCTTAATAACTACTTTTTGGTTACCGACCAATGTATGAAAACTGCCACCATTTAATAAACTGAGTAAGTCATTTTCATCAAGGAGTATAGTTTGTTCACTCATCACTACCACGCTCCTTTAAATTTATAATTACATGACAGATGTTTTGAAATATTGCATTTGGCTCTCTATCTTTTAATGTCCCGTTAACGATTAAATCATCTATCTCATCAAACGCCTCTGCCTTTCTTTTCGTTTCTGCCATATCATTGATGAGTTCGTCATGCTCTTTAGACGTATCATATAAATTCTTTTCTATTTCATAACTCAACTTAATTTCTTTATCTAATTTTCTCTCTAACTCTGCATTACGCTCACGCAATTTCTCAAGGTCATCAAGCAATGCGTCATAACTTTTTTGTGATAATGTTACTGTCATTCCACCATAGCACCGTCCTTCCAAATTAAAGTCATTGTGCCGTCGTCGTTCAGAATGTGATAAGAAATTGTTTCGTTTTTTGATTTAGAAAATTCAATACTAGCGTTGTAATAAGTGACCACCTTAGTTTCTTCAACTACATTTTTTAAAGTCTTTACTAACACCGGAAACACTGTATCCTCGTCGATTTCTTCTTCAATTTCGACTGTGAAAGTTTCATTTATAGCAATCTCATGCTCTATCGACAAGTTTTGAATTTTATCGAAATACACAGAACCACCATCAAGATTGCTATAAAAAGCCTTGTCACTAACTTCATTCTCCCATCCCCACTCAATTAATTCTGGTAATGTCATCTCTACCTTACGTTTAATCTTTGCCATTCCTTACACACTCCCTGTTCCCTTTTATATCGCACTCACTTACTTTCAATGTCACTCTACTTCCAGCCACCTTAACCACAAAGCCGTTGACACCTAGCTTGCGTAGTTCCTGTTGTATCTGTGTAGGTGTCTTGCCTTGTGTGTGATAGCGATAGCGTTGGTTAATTGTGTTGGATAATATCATTCCAACTCACCTACAATCGCATCTACGACATTAACAGTTACTGCATTTCCTGCTTGCTTATATAACTGTGATTTACTCACTCCACTATTTTTAGCTTTATAAAACTGTTCATCTGTAAAGCCCTGTAACCTCCAACATTCCAAAGGCGTGAGTTTTCTTATTCTTAAATTACTTGTAATTAGTAAAATAGCTGTTTTAAACCCTTCAGGTCTAGTTGTTAATGTAGGACTTAAACCTGTTTGATCTATTGTTTTATTAAAAGCATTAATTGTGTAACCATCACGTATTTCTTTCATATTTTCTTTTATAGTTTCAACAGCTTGTTTGCCCATGCGTCCATACTCTTCCTTAGCAAAATAACCTGACTCTGACAAATAGTAACTTTCGTCTACGTCTGTTTCTAAGATGCCAACTAGTCGTGTTGTAACATTACACGTAGTATTTATTGGCAACAAATTGGTTAATGTAATGTTCAACAAGGCCCATTTTTTCAATTCCTGCAGTTTTTTCGACATATTGATTGCTCCCTTCTTAGTTTTTCATACAATCACCTCAAATATATTCGAATATGTTTTGTTGCCCATAATTGATATTGTTTTCATCTTTCTTTCTTCCAACGATATAAATTCTTTCTCTGTTTTGCGGCACTCCATAGCATTTAGAGTTGAAAATATCAAAATCTAGTTCATAACCTATTTCATCAAACGCTAACAACATTGTTCGTATCGTATTTCCTTTATCGTGACTAATAAGGCCTTTTACGTTTTCAAAGATGAAATATTTAGGCTCAACATTCTTGACTGCATTAACATAGCTAAAGAACACTGTCCCTCTCGTATCTTCAAAACCTTTTCTTTTGCCTGCAATCGAGAATGATTGACAAGGCGTTCCACCCACGATAATGTCGCACTTACCTTTAAATTGTCGCCAATATTCATCACTAACTTGTGTAATATCACCTATATCTATTTCATTCTCTGTATCGTATATCGCTCTATAACTTTGCTTTGCGAATTTATCTATCTCTGCAAATGCTACACATTCATGACCGTGTCGCTCTAATGCGGAACGGAAACCACCGATGCCACTACATATATCTATAAATTTCATTTTTCCACCAACTCTTCGCATATCTCATCAAACGTTTGAATACCTCTACCATCAGTGATATCCATAATTACGCCATACACATATTGATTGATACTGAACTCTGCTCGGTCTTGCTCGTCTGAAATATGTCCTGTCCCTTGTCTAATGTCAGTACATTGAACATAAATCTTAATATCCTTCTCACTTGCTCTTTTGAGGTGCTGTGCATACCCCATTTCGCAAATTGTTCCTTGTGCATGTGGTAAGTAGTCGAATATCATGACATCGCTTGTTTCCATGCCTAATGTGTCATTAAACACAATACGTTCTGCTAATTTATCTTGCTTAGCATTCGCTTTATCGTTTATATCCTTATCGTCATGTGGTGCGTAGACTTTAAATCCTAATCGTTGTAACTCTTGCTTCTCCCACTCACGACGCATTTGTTGTCCGATACTTAGCATGTCACCACCTAAATAGATCATTGTTCGGCCTCCTTACATTCATAAATGACTATTGAACTTGGGAAAGGCGCACTATTTTTACTATTTCCAAACTTCAAGCGACCTTTTAAAAATCTAATGTCATCTGCTTTATCGAAAATAAAATCGTGCCAGTATGTTGTATCTGTTCTTGCTGGTATCAAACAAACAACCGTTGCACCATTCAAACTTTCTTCGTACGCTTTCTTGATCCATTTTTTTATTTCTCTTCCATAAGGTGGGTTCATGAACACAACATCATTTGACCAATCTTTACTTAAACCGTCATCTTCAATAGTGAAGTATTTACTACACTTAGCATTTTCGTCAGTTGCGCATGGATCTAACGTGAAATTAAATTCTTCATTCAATTCATCAAATAAATATTGCGGTGTAGTCCATTCATTTGATTTACTGCTAAAATGAACACTCATATACCATCACTCCCAATTTTCTATCGCAAATTCAACACTTTGCTTAGCTTTCTTTAAATCTTCTAAACCATTCTTTCTAGGCGCTCTCATTAAGTATTTGAGTGCATTTCCTACGTGATAAAATACTGACGCCGACTTGTACGTCTTACCTACTAATTCGATAATCATTCGTGCTGAGAACTTACCGAACTGATAATGTGGCGGTTCGTTTACCATGTCTTGTCCTTCCTTCATATCCACCTTACGTGTGAAAGGCTCATTCACTTTCACGAAGTCGTCATTGTCAGTAAGTGTAAATTTATAGCCAGCTGCATTCTCTACCTCTGCGTACCAAACTGTTTTTAATAGTATTTCTTTTGCATACACACGATTAACAATTGCGGTTTGCATGGCCGTAATATTCTTAAATGTTGCTTGGAACTGAACAATATTATCTACTTTCAAATCAATTATTCTTACATTTTCCATTCCGCTACCCCCTTACCTTTGGAAATATGTCATTCTCTGATAAGTATCTAAACCACTTACTATTCACTCTGTGCTTAGCAACCTCACGTTCTGCACGTTTAGCCCTAGCAATGCGTTCTTCTCTACGTTTACGTTTCAACGCTCTTTCGTGTCTAAGTTCTGCCTGCTGTATCTCGTACAACTGCTTAGCTGTTAATTGCTTTTCATTTCTTTCGTACATCTGCACCATATTGATATACTCCCTTACCATGTATTAATTCTGGACCACGTAAACCTTCTTTATATCTCTTGCGAACTGTGCTATCAGATACATCAAAATATTTATACACATCACATAATCTGTAACGTTTACCATCTAAATTCACTTTCGGCATGGTGTCACTTCCAATCTGCGTAACTGACACTAACGTCAGTAATGTTTTTGATATTATCCAGTAAGTCGTCAGGGTCATTTTTATATCTATTAGAGTAATGTTCGATATAGTTTTCTCTATCTGCATGTTTGTTTATCCAAATAGGTTGTTCTACTTCGACGGTTAAATCGAATGTGAGTTTTAGTGTTTCTTCTTGCATTACACTTCCTCCACTTCTAAAATAATTTTCGGTTCCTCTGCATATTGCTTAAAACTGTGTATTTCAACGATTTGGTTATCGTCTTTCCATAGATGATCGTTCGCTGCATCTAGCACAGTTTTGATTAAGTTATCTATATCAGGCTTAGTACGTTTGTACTGACCTATCGCTATCAGTTTTTGGTTTTTTGACCAACTCTTAGGTGGTTTGAAATAAAAGTGAAGCGACACCTTAAGTTGTGTATTCAACATCTTTTTAGGTAACTGGCTCTGTATAAACTTCTTATGCGCCGTATACGACGCTGGCATGTATGTTTGAACAAATCTACCTGTATTTCTGAAACGTGGACGAGGCGAGCCAATAGGTGCCTCATACGTTTCGTTAAAGTTAATTTCTATCCGCACGTTGTCACTCCTAGAATAAGAATTCATCTATTGTTGTCTGCTGTTGTAATTCTTCTTTTCTAAATAATTTATGCTTACGTTTCACCTTTGCTAACTCATCTTTAGTCACAAATGCTTTAAAATGCTTATCACTCATTCCACCTTTATTAGCAAGATAGAAAGTGCCGTCATCTCTAGGTAGTACTCTAAGCATTTCCCAACCGTCGCTTTCATATAGGCTATATGCGTTAGGTTGATTTTCTCTAAGCCCCATATTCAACCACAGCCTTTCTTTTTCGACGTTCTTCCAGCTTCTGATTGATTAGGTCGACTAATGCTTTTTCGTCCCCGTTTGCCCATCTAATTAATTTCTGAGCGTACATATCTGAACACTCAAGTATTTGCTTAATATTGTCTACCGTCACCATGCGTCACGTCCTCTGAAGTCATCTCCCAGCACTCGAACCGTTCTTGCATTTTGTTTCATACGTGAATTGATCCGTTGCCAGTTCATATTTTGATTTAATTCTTTGTCACTAAAATTAGTGGTAAAGATATTATTCTTACCTACTCTGTTATCTACGATTGAAAATAGTTTATTTAATGTGTGTTCAGTGTTTTCTACACCTACATCATCAAGTACGAGCAAATCAATGCTACTTAGTAACTGAACTAATTCATCTGTCGTTTCAGTAGCGTTTCGGTTGTATGTTGCTTTAATGCGTTCCATTAACATTGGTATGTGCATGAACGCTACCGAATACCCTTGTTGCTTAATTGCCTTTGCTATGGCATAGGATAAATGGCTTTTTCCAGTACCATATGAGCCTTGTAGTATTAATGACTTAGGTTTATCTACCGAAAAACCTTTAACGTACTCAATAGCTGTATTCTTCGCTTGTATTTGGTGTTCGTTTTGTGGTTGGTAACTGTTAACTGTTGCATCACGTAAAGAGGCATTCACATTAGATTGGTTAAAAATACGATTGAGATACTTTTGCTTTCTCTGTTGCTCAGCTTCTTTACCAGCAGCAATCATCGAGCAATCACAACCATGTCTAAACTCTTTTCCGTTACTGAATTTGTAATAGTCGTAGGTGTTGCCACATCTTTCACATTTAAGGTTATGTTCTTCTTCTACAATGTTTTGATTAGGTTTGATATTCCTTGCTAAACTTCCTAACGATTGCATTTCTTATCACTCCTAGTCCCAATAACTTTCGTCATACTTCATTCTGTTTAGTTGATCCATGCCACTAGATTGTGTTTCTTGATTGAGATATCCTTCAAATTTAGTACCAAATAACGTTTCAGGTCGTAGATACTTTTCCATGTCTGTACCTTTCCATTCAGCAACCTTGTTATTAACAACTTGTTTGAAGTCATCTAATGTAAAACCTTCATCTGTTCTAGCACGTATGACTGTTTGATTTTTCTTAGTCGTTGATTTGTAGTGCTTACCAGTTTTTTGATTAAGGTAATCAATTACGTCTTTGTAAGGATACGCCGTCGACGAAGGAGACAATATATTATTGTTAGTAGTCTCTGTTGTAATCTCTGTGTAGTCTCTGGTATTGGTCGGGTCATTTTGTCCTATTGCATCGGGCCATTTTGTCATTATCGTCGGGCCATTTTGTCCCGATGGTCGTGCCACTAGTTGATTAAGTGTTTCATATTTGACTGAATACCATTTTGTTCTATCAAAACCAGCTTTGTTGTAATTACCTACATGCAATAAATCTTGTTTTTCTAAGCTGCTAAATGTTCGTTTGATAGTTCTTTCGCTCCAAAAAGGAAACTGCTTTTGCCATTCTGGATATGAGTTGTATATCCACTTTCTGTTATCGTGATAGTGACTAGAATTTTTTAACCAGTAGTGAATTTGCTGTAATATAATCGCTTCATTAAGTCCTATCTCAGTTGCTAATTTAGGAAGTACAAGTATTGGATAATCATCAATTAATAAATTACTCATTACTGTCATCTCCATATAACAGATATCTTTCGTTATAATTTAGGTATTTAGCTATTTTAGGTATCGTTTCTTTTTTAGGTAGGTGAACGCCAGACTCCCATTTCTGAACTGTTGATCTAGTTATTCCAATTTTGTTAGCTAATTCGTTTTGTGTCATTCCTAAACGTGATCTTCTATCGTTGATACGCTCTCCTACATCAAATCTATCTATCATTCGCTTTCTCTCCTTTCAACATTCTGTTTAGTCGTTCATCTACATCAACCCAGCTATCTGTTAAGTGATATTTATTATTGAATGTATCCATCCCTATTTGGTGCTGTTCCGAATGATGAGAACGACATAGTGCTAATACTTGATTGCCTACATGATTTATCTTGTTACGATTGCGCCCTTTACCTACTGCATATCTATGCGCTAAGTCAGAATGTGGTTTCCCACAGATAATGCAGTTACGATTAACTGTTGACCAATATAGAAATGCTTTATCATTTTTAAGTAAGTCGCTTGTTTTATAGTTGAGTGGGATATTGTTATGAAACACCCAGTCGAGAATGACTTCGATTAATTCTCTAGCTTGTCCTCTTGAACAATTACTTAATGACAAGCGTTTATCATAGCCATTTAGGAACGTTATATAATCTTGGAACATTTCCCTCATGTACTCTCTGGGTTGCCCTGTATAAGCCTCTATATCGTTACAGAGAGCAAACACTTTCCGTCGTTGCTTATCAGTAATTAGGAATGGATCAATAGCTTTAACTTCACATTCAACTTCTAGTCCGTTATCTAGTAATAACGATGTCTTGTTATCTAGTTCTACACCCTCAATGACGACGGTAGTTGTACCGTCATCTTGAGTGATGTAATTTTTGATTAAAGGCATTTACTCACGTCCTAGAATGGTAAATCGTCATCAGTGATTTCAATTGGACCGTTAGCATTTTGCATTCCGTTTCCAAACGGGTTATTGCCTGTTGGTGCTTGTCCTCTTTGTTGTTGTGATTGATTGTTTTTTTGATTGTTATTATTTGGCTCTAAGAACTGAACACTGTCTGCTACTACTTCTGTTACGAATACACGTTGACCTTCTTTATTTTCATAGCTACGTGATTGAATACGTCCGTCTACACCAGCTAATGAACCTTTAGAAAGGTAATTATTTACATTTTGCGCTTGATTTCTGAATACAACTACATTAATGAAATCTGCTTGTTGTTCACCATTTTTACTCTTGAAATTACGATTTACTGCAAGTGTGAAATTAGCTACATCTATTCCGTTTGGCGTAGTTCTATACTCCGGATCTTTCGTTAATCTGCCTACTAAAATTACTCTGTTTATCATTACTTAATCTCTCCTAACCATTTATTAATAAGGTTTCTAGTTTTTTTGATATCTTGCTTATTTAATGTATCTACATCCATGTTTTTAAGTTTTTTAATTTGATCTTCGAACTGACTGCGCTTATCACTTTCTTCTGCAATCTTAATGAATTCATTCGCTTCTTCATCGAGTAATTCTTTTAATTCATCACTTACATCAGGTGCTTCTTCTCCTAAATATAAGTAGTTACCTAGTCCAAATTTAGCTGCACATTTAACCATGCATCGCTTAGTCGCTTTGTTAATATCAAATATTGCAGTAGCGCTTCCTACGGTTACCGGTTTGTTTCTAAAATCTAATACTGGTAGCCATTCACGTTTAGTTACTCCGAATACTGTTAATTCGACGCACACCATGTAACCTTCGTTGGTTTTGAGATAGGGAACAAAAAAGTTTTCATTTGTACTATCTGGATAAGGAAACTCGATTACTCTTTCTGTATAATTTGGATCTTCTTTAGTTAATTCTTGTTGTACATACGCCCACGATAAGTAATTTAAATTTTGTTTTTTCTCAACATGCGCACTTACATCTCTACTATTTAATTCTCTGAACTTGTCTGAGAAGCTAGGTTGTTCAGCCATCGTTTACTTCCTCCAAATCCTCAAAATTGTATACTTTACGTGTTTCTTTCGTTTCAATTCTCGATACTTCAATCAAGTGTTTGTCCCAATCTATATTGATTTCGTCTAAACCGTTGAATTTACGAGCATTACTTCTTAAAGCGTTGTAATTAGCATATTCTTGAGCAGTAGGTTTATTAGTAATCCAACGTCCAAAGTGATTATCTTTAATGCGATACTCTACTTCACAATTTAATATTGGCTCTTGCATTCACATACTCCTCCAGTCTCTTGTCTGCTCTGTCCGCTCTAGCATCTGCACTTTGATATAGGCTTATATATAAATTGATATTGTCGTTTAAATCATTGATATGCTCATTAGCAGTATCTAGTTGTCTTTTTAATTTCTTGTTTTCTAAACTAATTAACACTAAGTCTTTGCTATCTTTTAGCAAGTTGTTAAATTCTTTTAAGGATATAGTTACCTCTTGCATATATGTACCTCCCGTTATATGATTAAGATGAATTTTTTCTTAAGTGCTTTACTGTTAGTCGTTGCAGCGACTTTCAGTCTTTTTTTGTGCGTAAAATAGTTTGTCGAAAAACAGATACGTTAGCATTGATGCTAATAAAGCAATTGCAGCTGCATTAGTGATGAATACGCTCATCATCATTGATAAGAAGAATGTTACGTTGAACATCATTCCTGCTATTAAGATTGTTTTGTCTTTGTTAGTCATTTCTTCACCCCTTTATAAATCAGTTTCGCTAATCATCAAATTATTTTCGATAAACTCCAATGCCGGTTTAACCTTGATGTAACGTTTGCGACTGTCTTCAAATTTATAGATAAATTTTTTAAATTCTTGTATCTTAGCAACTTTTTTTTCGAAGTCATCTTTCGAAAGACCGCTTACTTCGACAAAACCTTTAACATCTAAAAAGTATTTGTATTCTTGTTCCATTTATTAACACTCCTTTCGTGTATAATTTGGTTATCGCTACTGCGTTAGATTGGGGGTGTAATAATGAGTAAAAACAATAAAGATTTCTCTAGAGCTTTAAAGCGAATGCGTTCTAATGCGCAATCTATGAAAGGTACTTCAAATGTAGATTTTAATGATTTGTTTTCTACACAATTCATGAAAAAATATACAAACAAAACTGATATATATGAATTTATTGAAGCAAGCAATCTTGACGTTCATAGCCAAGAAGATTTCAATGTAGTAATGCAAACTAAAGATTGGGAGCATTACGTGAATAAAAACACTAGGTTTAATTCTTGGCATGACATGTACGAAAAAGCTCTAGGCGAATATACTTTTAATAATTTATTCAAAGGACTTTAGTTTTTTCATCAATTCATCAGTATCAACATTTACTTTTACTTTATATGTTGGCCTTCTAATAGCATTCCTAATCTCCTCCGCCAAGATGACGATTAGGAGTGCTATTTTTAGTTTCTTTAGCATGGTTATGCCTCCTTTAAGTTGTTTGTTCGATTGTGGGTTATATTTCGATCGATGATGGTCTAATGTCTTTGATAAATTGAATTGCTAAGTCTACATCTTTACGTTTAATGTGATTGTTAGGTGCGTTACCTTTCATTCCTAGATGTTTTTTAGACTTAACTAGTAATTTTGATTTAACTTTTCCTAATTGATGTCTGTATTCTTCTTTAACTTTCTTGTTTGCTAATGCTTGTTCATATACATCTCCGATTAAGAATTCGTCTATCGTTACTTGAATACCAGCTTTACCTAGAATTTGTTCAGCTTTAGACTTGATAGCAAATTTGATTGCGTCTATATCTTGTGGAGTTACGTATTCTCCCTCGAATTTATTGTTTAATTCTTCTAATTTTTGATTACTCACTTGTCCTGTTGAAATTAAGTAATCCAGTTTGTCGCTTACTAACTGTTCAATGAGTTGGTTCATATCATCTAATGAAGTAATTCCATATGCACTGGCTAACTCATTATGTTGTCTTTCTACTTTGATGAAGTATCCTCTAATTTTTCTTCCAATTTCACTACGTTGTATCATTGAAATTTCTTTCGCCATATCGAGCGTCATGATGTGATCAGTTTGGTTTGTGTATGGATTACGCGGGTTATTGGTTAGACTTTTTTGACTAACCAAAATGTAATCAACATTTTCTTCAAAACCGTAACCAATCATTCGATTAATCCATTTAGTGTATTGTGTTTCAATTTTTAAACCTCTGTGTAACTCGCGACCACTTACTGCTACCGTTCCATCTTCGTTACGTTTCAAATTAAATAGTTGTTGAATTTCGTTCATTAATTCTTCACCTCTTCTTTGATTTCTAAGATTTTTGCAATACGTTTCTTTTGCTCAAATGCATCTCTACGTCCACGTAAGATGTCAGATAAGTAAGCACTAGAAATACCTAACATATCTGCAAGTTGTTTATTCGTGATGTTACGTTTAAGTAATTCCATTCTTACTTTCATACCAAATTCTGTTGTTGCCATAAGTTCCACTTCCTTTTAGAATTTTTTCTAATTTTTAAATCTAACTATTGATTTAATTTAAGTTTTAAGCTAATATATAAGCATAGTTAAATAAGCCTTTTCCAAGACGTTTGTTTACATTAATTCGATTAAAACACTACCGTTCCCCAACGTTGTGTTATCCGTTTTGGTTTTCGGCTAAATCAATAGCGTAACCAAAGTATATTAGATTTAAATCTATATGTCAACTATTATTTAGGTTTTTTTCTATTTTTGGTTTAGAACAGGAGAATAATGCAATGAATACTTTTCAAAGAATTCAATATTTAGCTAGTAATAAAGGTATGTCTATAGCTGAATTAGAAAGAAAACTCAATTTATCAAATGGATCAATTGCTCGCTGGAAAAAATCTGCTCCCAGTTCTCGTGGTTTAACAATAATAGCCGACTACTTCGACGTATCTGTTGACTACTTATTAGGTAGAGAAAAAGATGAATATTCTGGCGAACAAGAAGATGAAGAAATTCGCATCATGCATCGTGGAGTTAAGAATATGACAAAAGAAGATAGAGAAAAAGCATTAAAGATGTTTGAAACTTTCTTCGACAATTGGGACGAATACACTAAAGACAAATAAAGGGGATTTTATTTTGCATTTTGTATATCAAAACTCATTTTTAAAAGCAGCACGAGCTGTAAGTGCATTAATTGAAACTAATTATATAGATGAATTCCCTTTACCTATTAAAGAAATAATAGAAAATGATAGTAATGTGGAATTGTTTACATTTAAAGAGTTTTGTAACATTACAGGTTATTCTTTAAATGAGCTACAAACTTACGGGGGTTCTGATGAGGCTTTTCATATTAAAAAAGGAAATAAGTTTGCCATTATCTATAATGAAAATGTTTATAATAGAAGATTACGTTTTACATTAGCTCATGAATATGGACACTACATTATGGAACATGACGGTATGAGCTACAAGAAAACACCTATTCTTCAAGATACACAACGAACTAATTTAGAAGAATATGAAGCTAATTCTTTTGCTTCATGCCTCTTATTTCCACTTAATATAAGATACAAATATCGAAATGTATTGAACGTTGGTGATGCGGCTGATCTGTTCAAAATTAGTTATCAAGCTGCAAAAGTAGCTTTAGATATTTTTGATGAACACATGGATAGTGGTTTAGAAAATTATATTTCTATGTTTGAACATAGACACATGGAAACGTATATGTCATTTTTAGACGAAATGCTAGGAGAACAAATGGAGGAATATAACCGTATAATGAGAACAGAATACGGATACTAATACTCGATATGGTAAATACGTTATTCAATTTGAACCATTACGAGTGTTTGAATATAAAGATATAGAATAAGGGGGATTTACATGGCTAAAAATATAGGATTTAAAAACAATTACGCTATCGGTGTCATAAAAAGTGGGTTGTCGAAAGAAGGTAAAAAAGCAATAGATTTACTAAGTTCTGAAGAACAGATAAAACTAGCAAATTTACAAAGAAACAACGATCCTGATTTGAGCAAAGAAGTAAATAAAGCAATCGGAATGGATAATGATTTTACTAGCGTTCAAGAAAAAAATGAAGCTTACCGTGAAAAAAGTATTGAAAAACAAGGAATTAAGAAGCCAACAGAAACTACTTCAAATGCTTTTTATTTCCAAAATAAAGCTAATACTTTAGATGATATTTACAATTTAATTGGTCTCGGAACTCACCTTAGCCAAAAAGAACAAGCTAAATTTGTTCATTATAAAGATATGAAAACAAACACTTATGTACAAATAGCACAAAATGACGAAATTATTAAACAAAATAACAAAATACAAGAACAAAACGATGAAATTATTGAGTTGTTAAAACAAATAGCGAATAAATAATTGGGTAGCCCGTCTACCCTTATTATTTTTTACCTTTTTGAGGAGGAATGAGTGAAATGGCATCTTTTACAGTAACAAAACGTAAAAATAAGAACTCAACAAGCTGGCAGTATGATGTAAAACATCCTAGTTTTAAATCTGGTAAAAAGCGTAAATCTGGATTTAAAACGAAAGCAGAAGCAACAAATGCAGCACAACGTTTAATCAGAGATTTAGAAGATGGTAGCAAATTTGAAGATAATAAAAAATTTGAAGATTACTATAACGAGTGGTTAATCATTAAGAATAAAAAGAAAGTATCGCCTATGCAGTATTATTGGTATGAGAGGTCTTTAAGATTATTTAATGAATACTTTGGCAAGAATATGTTACTCAAAAACATTACACGATCAGAATATCAAAAATTTTTAAATAGGTTTGGGGAAGGACACGCAGATGAAACAGTGCGTAAAGTAAACGGTTGTTTAAGTCAATGCTTAAAAGACGCAGTGTATGACGGTCATATCAAAAAAGACCCAACATATAACATAGCTATAAACGGTACTGTTAAAGCAAAAGATGAACGATACAAATATATGAGTATCACACATTATTTAGCTATGCTAGATTACTTTAAAAGTAGAAATGAACAAAGTTATATATTTTTGTATTTACTAGCGATTACTGGTGCAAGATATAGTGATTTAATCAATATGACATATAAAGATTTGAACAAAAGTGAAGGTATCATTCACTTACCTGGAACAAAAACAAAGAATAGTAAAAGAGATGTTGAAGTGTCGACTAAAGACGTTCTATTGATAAATTCAAAACTAACTAAATTACCACGACGAATTGACGGTAAACTTTTCAAATTAAGTCACAATGCTATAAAAAAATCGTTTAATCACACTAAAAAACAAGTGGGTTTAGAAAATGATAATATAACCCCTTATTCGTTAAGACACACGCACACATCTTATTTATTATCCAAAGGCTTGCCAATTGAATATATAAGTAAACGACTAGGTCACGCGTCTATTTCTATTACGTTAGAAACCTATTCACATTTACTAGAAGAACATAAAAAAGAGCAAGGTCAACGTGTCAGAGAATTATTTTCTTGA